TAGGTGGTGGCGATCAGGTACATGGTGACCGTGGACGAGTCCACCGTGCCGCCGGAGCCATTGACCGTTCCACTGACGCTGATGGGGTCGCTGCCATCCCCTTCGGAAAAGTAGTCGTAGGTGGGCGCGTTGTTCTTGGCGAGTTTGAGACTCACGGTCCCTCCATCCCCACCAGATCCGACGCATCAACTGCGTCGTCACCCGGCGTTAAATAGTAGTTCAACCCCACCTTCAATAGCTCCCCGGCCGTTTCGTCATTCAGACGGGTTAGGGTGTAGGAGGTCGTCAACTCCAGGGAGTAGGCGATTAGCCCCAGCTCGTCCATCTCCGGGGATGTGGTGTTCTTCCACCCCTTGGGCTTGATCGGCTCGATCTTCAGCCCCAGACTGTTGAGCAGCAGCAGCCCCGCCACTCCCTCCAGAATCAGATTGATCCCCTCCCGTCGGCTCCGCTGGTCCCGGAGGTTGGAGAAGATGATGTCCACGTAGAGCGTCACGTTGTGGCGCCAGATGGCCTGGGTGACCTTCTCGAACGTCCCGGACTCGGCCGAGGCGTACACCGCCGGCTGGGCGATGCCCGCCGTTCCCTTCTGCACGCCGATCACTCGCGCGCTCTCCAGTTTGCTGGTTAAAAGGGTGACGGTATTGTCTTCAATTTCATTGAGCATGGTTCAGTAGGTGTCTAGTAGATCGTCGTTGAAAATCCTGGTCGGTGTTTTAACCAGCGAGGCAGCCGGAGCCGGGATCTCCTGTTCCGGAACCCCGCCGATCCCCAGGGTGATCTGTCCCTTCTGGATATTGTCCAAAAGTTTCAGAGCGTTCTTGTACTTGTCCGACAGCGATTCCGGTATCGACAGACGCGGCCGGCGGCCGTAGAGGCGGTAAAGGCTGATGTCGGCGGACAGAGCGGCGATCAGACCTGGGACAGGGTTGAGAGGAAGCGGGTATCTCCCCCGCAGATAGCCGTCTATCAATTCGTCCGCGTGGGCGATAGCCTTATCCACCACGGCTTGGTCGATCACGCCGATTCCGGCGTCGTCGGTCAGCTCGATCAGGTCCTTTTCGGGGGCCTCGATGCTGTCAAGGGTGCAGTAGGGCATGGGTTATGCCTGAGTCAGTTCGCCCATGCGCACCCGGGCCGCCTCGATAACCGGCTTGCGCTTGATCTTGCCGACGAGGGCGTCGATGTCGGCCACGGTTGCAGCTGCCTTGATTTTCTCGATCAGCTCGTCATCGGTATGTTCCACCTCGCTTGCGGCCTCACCGACGACGCCGACGGACCGCAGGGGGGACGCCTGTTCGTCGGTCATTTCCACGGTATCGCCGGGATTGTAGGCTGCACCATCATGGAGCAGATGGCTGAGTACGTTGTATGTGGGCATAAAGGCTCCTTTCATGTCTGTTCAAGGTTCGTGGTTCATGGCTTACCAGTATGAACCACGAACCGGCCAACCAGTAACCGTCGTTAGGGCACCACGTTCTCCAGCATGTAGCCCACATCGGATGCGATGATCTTCTCGTCCGAATTCCAGGCGGTTTTGAAGAAGTGGGCCCCCTTGATGCCGCGCTTCTGGTCGAAGTCGCGCTGCACGTTGCGGTTCATTTCTACGAAAGTACCGCCGAAGGTGATGCTCTTAACGCTGGGGTTGGGGTCGACATAGAGCGCCCAGCAGTGCTTGCCCCAGAGACGGCTGTATGATGCGGTCTGCCCTTCCTTGGCTGCGTTGTAGCGACCACGCCCCACGATAACCCTCTCTACCTCCAGGAGCTGGGCAACCTCGGTAGTCGAGGCCAGGCCGCCGCGGGGAGCGCTGCCCACGGTGCCCTTGACAGCATCCAGGACTTCGGGGAGCTTACGGAAGATCACCCAGGCATCGGCGCCGAAGACCAGGGTGTTGGCGCGGATGAAGCATCCCTCGACGGCGGTCAGGAGGTTGCCCACCGGGTCGTCGGCGCTTTGTCCCCACTGACTGGTGCCGGAAAGGGTGGTCTTCTGAGAAAAATTGGATGATGTATTAAAGATGTCGCAGACCCGCTTTTCCTGGGCAATGTCCAGGAGCAGATTAAGGAATTCCACGCTGTCCACTTCCGGCTGGAGCGGGGTATCGGCGTTGTCGATCTCTTCCTGGGGAACCCAGTCGGAGAGGGCGTGATCCTTGACCGAGTAGTTCCCGCTGGATACGCCCCAATCCACTTCGTTGGGGAGCGACTTGGGGCCGATCGCATCGTTGGCCAGAGTGTAGCTGTCGGCCTTGTTGTAGACGTTATACTTGTCGCTGCGTTTATTGACCTTGATGATCGGCATGACCGCCGGCCAGATCATGGCCTCGTTTCGGTATCTGATCGACAGATTGGTCAGGTTGCTGTCAGTGTGTAGTGTTCTCGCTTCAGGCATCTCTTTCTCCTTTTGTCGTTACCTGCTTACCCCTGGGGACGGCCCACTTCCAGCAGGACCGGAATGATGTCGCCGGACACACCAGATGCCAGGGCGCGCCCCAGAGCACTGTAGTTGGTGCCGGCCGTGGAGCCGATAGCTACCCCTTGGCCGCTGGCGTCGCTGGTAATCCAGCCGCCCCGGGCTACCGTGCCCCCCAGTTTGACCCGGCTGATGCCGGTCAGCATGACTCTCACTTCCTCACTCGCGGAGCTGGTTGCGTGCTGAAACACGCCGATGATGTCGTCGCTGGAGGCACTGGCCGTGGAGAGGGTATCGTCGTCGGCGCCAAACTTGGCCAGGGTGAAGGCCGCCACCGCCGCCGTGCATTTGACCGATTTTTCAATTCCGCTGGTTGCTCCCATCATACTGTATGTCTCCTTGCGTTATGGTGGTGTATGAATCAGGCGAACAGTTCCGGTTTCTGTCTGCTGACTTCCAGGAGCGCCTGTTTGTAGGTAGTTCCCTCGTTTTTTTCCATGAACTCGGCGATGGCCTGCTCCTTCACCTGTTCGGTAGCGCCGGTCTTGCCTGCTCGTTCTTTGGTTGCGTGCTCACCGAAGACGACGATCTCGGGCAGTTTCCGGAGCGACTCCTTGTAATGCTCCACCGCGCTGACGGTCCGCTTTAGGTCTCCCTCGCCGAACTCAACAGCTGGAGCATCGGTAAGGGTCACCAAGTGGCTGATGGTGGCCTCGCGGCCTCCCTCGGGGATGCGCTTCTGCATTTCGGGGGTATTCAGAAACTCGGCGAACTCGCGCTTGAGTCCGGTCTGGCGATCAGCATCCAGGGTGGTTTGCAACTCTCCGAACTGGGTTCCAAGGCCCTTGATATTCTCGGAGAGCCCTTTAATTTGTTCGGCGAACTGCCGCGACTGGACGGCTATGGCATCGGTAATCATCTGCTGCACTTCTTCGGCTTTCATACTGGAGTCCTCCTTGAATTGCGGGCGCGCGCCCATAACGGTTTCCTCCGCATCCGGCATGGCCGCGGAGGTTTGCAGGTTGGTTATTTCGTAGTCAGGCAGGATTCGATCCGCTTCGTCCTGGCCGAATTTGCCGATGATCCATTCCCGCATTCGCCGGAACAGACCAGCCACGGTCATATCTTCCCAATCGTAAAAAACGGCTTCACGGCCGTTGTCCTGAAAGGCGAAGTCGGGCAGTCCCTTGATGGCTGGCGGCATGGCGCCCAGGTAGCCCACGTGGCGCAGGCTGCCGTCCGGATAGACCGCAATCGACTTCTTCTTGAAAAGCTTCTTGTCCGTCCATTCCTTGAACTCGGCCGCAACGTCGCGATACCTGACAAACAGATCGTTGCCGACCCGCTTGATGCCATCGATCCAGCCGAAGGCCGGGGCGTTATCGGAAGGGTGGCCTATCACCAGAGGGGGTTCATGAAACGATGGGTCGAACGAGGTCACGATCCGGTCAAGATCGTCCTTTGTCCATTCCCGTTTGTTGCCGCGAGAATCGGTATGCCAGCCGGCGGTAAAGACCTTGTCCCAGTCCATCAGATCCTCCGTTATCGTTATTCGTTTCCGGAGACCATAGCAGGGGGAAGGGGGAGGGGATAATAAAGAGGTTTATATAAAACACGGTGAGGAGTGAGGAGTAAAACGTGAGGACTTGCCCCACACCTTTTACTCCTCACCCCTCACTGATCCAGCAATAGCATTTAACTGCCATTTAACTCTTCGCTCACGGCCATAACGGGGGATAGCCTATGGGGTAGGGTGGGTTGGGGGAGGAAGAGGCGCGACAGGGCGTTATTTTCGGTTTTACTCCAGATACCGTCGCATCCGTTCCACGATCCGTCTCGTGTCGTCGTCGGCCAAGACCAGGAAGGGGCGGGCGGGGAGGTTCAGCTTCATGGTGCGACTGTGGGCGCGGAC